GCGAGATATTCATAACCAGTGGCATAGCCAAAGAACTGGTAAGGAAAATCATGCAGAAGCACGCCCTTTACCGGGATCATCAGGATCCCGTTCTCAACGACATACGGGCGCAACATCTTGCTGCGGTTTGGCCCTAGCTCTGTCCAGTACTCATCACCTTGGCCTGCTTCTGCCCTGACCGTTGCCAATAGCTCCGCATTCGATCCGGATTCCAGCGCGGCTAGACAGTGGTGGAACCGGCCGGCCATATGTGGGGCGATGAGCGCCGGTTCATCTGCGAAACGGGCAATCCAGCTGGTCGTCATCTTCAGTTCCCGTTTGTTGCCTGTCGCGCAGCCTCGGACCGCTGCGGGGTTTGATCGCCGGTATTCAGCATGCCTGCATCGTCAAGATCGTTGTGTTCCTGTCGGGCCTGGCGGAACTTACGCGGCCAGTCACCACGGGTGCGCTCTGTGATCACCTGTTCGCGGGTTTTGACATAATTGCGAATGTCGGTTTCGTCGGCTGTCGCTTCCTTGACCGGGTCGATCTGGATCCGTGTCGGCGGCACCCAGATATGGCTCATATAGGCGAGCCGCTTTTTCGGATCGTCAAAGAAGCCAGGCAGATCGATACGGCCAAGTGCGACTGCTTCATAAAAGAACCATTCGACCACCACATCGAATGCGCCGAGAATGAGCATTTCGCGCTCGGCCGCCCATGCCTTCCACGCCAGTTCCATGGCGGCACGGCTGGCTGAATAGCTGGCCGAAAAATGCATCAGCAGCAATTCGAACGGGATCTGTAGCGTGGCGCCGATATATTTCAGCACCGCATCGACAAAAGCCTCAAACTGGGTATTCGGGCGTTCGGGCTTTTTCACGATAATATCGCTAGCGGTATCCAGATCGAAAACCTTGAGCGACCGCCCATCGACTTCGACTTCGCTCTCGTTGGAACCGCCACTGGTTGGCTGCCCCGTTTTTTCATCCGAAAGGCCGGCACCCGCCGCCTCGTCGTCGGGCGTCAGTTTCTGGAATGCAAACAGCACCGCGTCATTGAGCGCGGCAGACACCTCGGCTTCTGTGTAATCGCTCAACAGCTTAATGGTGGTAATCACCGGCGCCAGATCTGGCACGCCACGCAATTGCCCGACGCGCAAATGCTCGAATGGCAAAACCATTTGCACTTGGCCGCTGTTCCGCCCAAAGCGTGGCACATATTTCCAGTTCAGCGCAGCGGTCATCCTGTCGCCAGGGTGACGGTCGGTAACCCAATATCCCTGCACCACACCGTCTTTGATCTGAACGCCACCTTTGATCTTGTCAGTGTCAGCCCGCCGGTGCGGGTTGCTGATCCGGTCGGCCTCGATCAGCACCAGCTTGGTGCCATAGGTCTGGCCCGGATAGCGCTTGAAGCGCCGCGCAATGCCTGCGTCACCATTCTCACCCGTCGAGCGGGCCAGCACACGCTGCAGGCGGCGAAAGTGCTGTTCGCGGTTAAAATCGCATTCCCGGCTGAACAGTTCGAATTCAGCTTCGATCGTATCCTCGAGTGCCTGCGCGACGTCTGGTTCGATACCGAGCGCTTCCGCATCCAATTCGGACTTGAACTGCAGCCCGGTGCCGATGGCGCCGTTAACCTTTGTATGACGCGCGCCGGCGATGATCGGCGAGTTGCGCGACAACTCCCGCGATTGCGTCCGCAGCTCCGGCAGACTTGGGTGGATATCGCTGGCCGCGTCACCTTGTTGCGTGCGAAAACCGCGCAAACGGCGATTGCGCGCACGGGTGGATTCGTAACCGCCGGAATTACCACTCACTGCCAGCGCCATCGAATTGATGCCCTTGGCGAGCCCGTTAATACCGAGCGCCAGCCTGCCGCGCCAGGACGAACGTTTTGCGGGTTTCATCAGTTGACGATGGTCCGCATGCGGCGGCGGGTGGGTGCGCTGAGCCGCTGAACTTCACGACGCCAGTAAGCAATCCGCTCGGCAATCACCTTGCCATCCGCACGGGTCAGCATGCGCGTGCTGCCGTCGACCTCGATGCGATAGCTCTGCGACGTGGCCAAGGCGGCGTCAGCAGCGATCCATGCGTTCAGATTGGTCTGGGCTGTCGTTAAATCGATGCTCAACGCTTGGATATCCTTTGTCCTCTGATGCCACGGCGGCGGCGCACAGGTGCGACCGGTGCTGGTTTGCGTTCCGGCGCGGCGTCAACTGTCACCGCGAATGAATTCTGCTCAACGGGCGCGGCCCAGGGTGGTGGCGCATCCCAATCGACTCTTTCGGCCTTCAACACGATGGCCAGGCCACGGCCCATAACCGCAAGGTCAAACGCTTCGTTCGGCAGGCCCGGCTTGCGCCGTTCCCAGCCCTTGTCGGTCCGCACCTCGGCGGCCAGCTCGGCGAAAACCCGGTCCGGCATGCCGTCGCTGATGTGATAGGCGCCCGGCCCCGGCACCTTGCGGGTGACCGCCAGGGCCACCTCGTCTTTGAGATCATCCGTACTTAGTTCGATGTAACGGATGTCAGAACGGCGGTTGCGGTAACCGCGCTTCTGATTTTCCTTTTCCGGCTCACGCAGCGCCGCACGGTCGCGCCGTTGCTGTCCGCCCACACCGCGCGAGAGAAACACCCGGCCGCCCAGCCCGCGGCGCTTGACCTCGCGATAAAAACGATACGCATTCGAGGTCACGCCCGGCGAGCCGTGCATATCGATACACAAGGCCCGCGGCACAAGCGACATGCCTGTTTCTGCGACTGGGATCGGTTGCTCCAGCAGCGGAAACAATGCCGCCCAATCCTCTGAATACCGGCCCGGATCAATGGCGCGTGACGTTTGCTGATCCGGTGCGCCTTCCGGTGGTGTTGAGAGTTCTGTCCGCCCGATCAACCATGTCTCGAGGCCAACACCGCGCGCTTCCCACTGCACCACAAACCGGTTGCCTTGCACGTCCACCTGGATCGTCACAAACCGCGTTTCCGCCGGCGCAACGCCCAGCGGCATCGGCTTGGCCATGCCCTTGAGCATGTCAGCGTTCAACCCGTCACCGAGATCCAGCGCCGATGAAACGAACGGCCGGCCTTGATCGAGCGTAACCGTCGATTTTAGCGTCGTCTCATCACCGGTCGTCTCAAACTCGTGCCGGGCCTGCAATTCACGCAACACAAGCTGTTCCCAGCTTTGCATCGCCGCAACCGGCCCTTCGCACCAGTACGAAACGATATCCGTGTCGCGAATGGCCGCATCATCGACACGCACCAGTGTTCCATCGTCGGTTTCGTGCAGCCACATGCCGGCAGTGTTCAATTCATCTTTGCGGTCCGGACCGATACAACCGCCGCAATGCAGGCAAATCATTTCGGCCGATTTGGCCGCAGCGCCCATCGGTTTGTCCTGGTCCCATTGCAACCGATCCATCACAGGCCGGAACGGTTCATGGCAATGCGGACACACCCAGTAGAACTGGCCGCGTGTACCGCGATTGTAGAGCGCCAGGATCCCTGTCGTCGGCGGTGCCTCATGCGGCGTTTCCGGCGTCCAATCGGGATCTGTCACCGGTCGGCCGGGCGAAGATTCCGCAACAGTCATTCCAAGCGAATGGAAAGACTGTGTGCGCTTCCGCCCAAGGTCGAAGGCTGATCCTTCCCCGTCCACATCGTCAACCATGCGGTCATAGTCGGTCAGGAAGACATCCGGAATATCCAGCATGGACAGCTGACTGATCACCGGCCAGCCGATGCGCAACCGCATATTGCCGCGAAACGATTTGTCGAATGTGTTGTCCTTGCCGGCAATCCGTTCGCGCACATTTGGCGAATGCCGGATCAGGCCGCCGATCTTCTGGATCGAAAACTCACGCGCCGCGTCTCGGGTCGCACATACGACCAAGACATTTCGGGGATTGCACACAACCCGATGCCCGATTGCATTCTGGATCAGGCTTTCGGTTTTCGCCGTCCGCGCCGGAGCAACAAACACCACCGCACCATATTTCCGCGACGTCAACATGCGGGCCGGTTCGGTCATATACGGCGCAAAGTCGTTCCGCCACGGCCCAGTATAGTTCGGCGTCGACAGCCGCCGGTCCCGTTCCGCCCAGGTCGGCACATCGATCCGCTGTGGCGGTTCCAGTGAACGCAGCGCATCGGCAACAATGCCGGCGGCGCTCGCAAACTGTGGCGGTTCCCAGTCTGGAAGGAACCGGTTCAGATCCGGATCAGGCATCGAACAGGTCGCGCTTGGCCTTGTCCGACCCGGTCCGCAACGGCCGCGCTGCAAAGAATGCTTCGATCTTTTGCTTCAGCTCGATCAGCAATTCGTCACCGGCATCAAACGCCAGCTCAATCGCTTTACCCGAGATGCCCGCCTTGCGCTCCAGCTGGTCAGGAAATGCCCCCACGCCATCACGGAAAAGCGAGAACACATCTTCAAGCAACGCGACCACATCTTCGCGGCGGATCAGCTCATTCCGCTGACGCTGAAAGTCTTCCATTGCCAGCTGCGCCATGAGTATTTCGCGCTTATCTCGCGGCGCAAGAGAGTCAATACCGTTGCCGGTCTCACCACCAATCAGTGCCAGCTGCATCGCTTTGACGGCTTCGTCCGCTTCGTCCGACCGGCGCTGCTGATCAGCAAGATCAGCCTGCCGCCAGGCCCAGCACTGGCTGAGCTGGAATTCGTAGCCCTGACCGTTCTTGCCAGCAGCAAGCATCGGCATGCCCTTGTCGATCCACGCCGTGATCGTGTTGACCGAGGTCGAAAAAGCCTTCGCCAGCTGGTCGCGATTGAGCACCGCATCCGGCACATCGTCCGGCAACGGATACTGTTTTACGAGCTGTGCGATCTGCTTTTCGTTCAGAGCCTCTCTCATCACAACAACAACAGCAACGGCATCAATCACCTAGTGCTGTCCCAAATTACGAAAATTTTCCGGGGCCCGAATTTCTCGCGGGCGGGCGAACGGGCTGGAAGTACCTACGAACCGCCGCGGCTCAGTTGCCCGGCGCCTTTGAAGATGCGGCCAGACTTCAACATGCGATCGAAGCGGCGCACCCAATATCGGGCGAAGTTGAATTCGGCATGCTCAATGGCAGCCCGGCCGAACGGATAGATCGGCGAATATGCTGGCGCGCCTGAGACAAACAAAAGCATAGGGCGAATACGCTTTCCCCGCCGTTCCCATATTCCGCGCGGCAGGGCTGTATCCCCTTGTGCCACAAAATAGCGCTCTTTGCCTGTACGCACATTGCGCCGACGTGAGCGGCGCGTTTCGTTAGCCTGGTACCCAGCGAACTGTTCCGCCGCCTGCAACTGCGACAGCATGCGCTCGATACGGCCGCCGGGAATATTGCCGTGGACATTGAGCCGCATGCCTGCGCCTGGCACCGTAAATTCGTCAGCGCGCAGAATGCCCGCGCGACGCAGCCGGCGTTCATAGGGTTTCGGCCCACGAAAACCGCCAACGATGTTCGGCTCCAGATACTTGGCCTGTGGCGTGCCACCTGTGGGATCGTCATTGATGTATACTCGCGCCACAAGATGCTTCGCGGTTGCCTTGTCATATAGGACACCGCGCTGCGTGTAAGCCACCGGGCGGTCCAGATAATGCGGCATGGCACGCTGTTCGACCTTGCGGGCATGGAACACTGTGTCATTGAGCGCACCGGCAGTTATGTAGGGAACAGCCCAGCGATCCGTGTCGCGAAAGCCCTGTGCCACATCTTCGACGTTGGAGCGGAAATTGATTTGCAACCCGGCATTGCTTTGCGCCGGGACTATTGCGGGTGTGCTGACCATCTCAACAAAAAGCCCAGGTCACTGCGTAAGCCAGCAGCGCCGGGGTTGCGAGTCATCAAAGGGAGGCGTCAAACAGGGAAAAAGCCCGGTTCAACTGAGGATCATGCAAACCCTCACAAAAAAGCCCCGGAGACTTGCGTCTGCCGGGGCTCAGTCATTTGTCGATCTGTTTGCGCGCTACAGCGCCGCCGGGCTTTCGCCCTGGGTGAAGCGGCCACCTACGAACAGATCATGCAAACCAGCCCGCTTTTCGAAGGCAACAAATGCACTGCCGTTTAAGGGTGACCATTCGGTCATGCCGACATGGGCGATGTCGGTTCGGGTCAGTACATCGTCGGATGTTGGCGTCGCCACGCTGGCAAACGCAAACTCCACATAGGTCAGCACCGGTGCGAACAGTGAGGCGAGCCAGCCCCGGAACAGTGTCAGAAACTTCATTGGTCAATCCTTCCATAAGAGACAATCACAACCGCCTCGGCGGCTCAGTCATCCAAACTTGCCATGTGTACATCATGGCCAGCTACTAAAAGCCCCGCACACTCGGCTGAGCGGCGGGGCTGATGCTATCCGGTGGTGAGGCGCGATCCTCACATTGTGTCGTACATTACGATGCCAAAGCACCGGCGGTCGGCAACCCGTTTGCCGCATGCCTACGCATCGCAAGCCGCTTGACCTGCCAGCACAGGGACCGATCCGGATAACCGGGGTCTGAACTGGCTTGCAGCCGAACGCTTTCACCTTCATTTCGGGAACCGTTCCCGTCGAGAGCGGGCATATACCGCCCCTATCCTGACCAGATGCTCTGGCCTCCTACGGCGCAACCGGACTGCGAATGAATTCAGCGCCCGCCTAAGCCAATGTCACCAATGGCTCCACCTCTACCTGCTCGGGTCGAGGGTAAGGCAGCGGGCGCTGAAACTGAAAAAGACACAAACCACCCGGCACCCTTCTCTAGTCCTGCATGGGATCGCAGGCGCCGGGTCCGCAATCTGTTCCCCGTGATCAGCTGGCGCTTTGCGTGGGGGGCCTCGGCCAAGGGCTTCATGTCGCCGAAATCGAACAGAAAGGGTCGGCAGGCAACGTAAGCGCGATTCGCAAATTGATCAAGCCTGTTCGAGATCGAGTTCACTAAACGTCATCACCGCGGTCTCAGCGCGGGCCGTGCCGCCGAACAGGCCTTCAAGCCCTTTGATCTCCACCGAGGCAAAGCCGTCATCCACAGCGGTCACCACGCCCTCGAAATTGTCGCCAAACCGCTTCAGGAACACATCATCGAGAATGCGCACCGTGTCACCCACCAGCGGCGTATAATGCCGCGTCCGGTCCTGCATGCCGTCCAGCGCCTTCAGCTTGAACAATCCATCGAACGGCAGCCGCGCGGGCTGGCCATTAAACGCGATGACGCCGTAAAGTTCGGGAAACTGTTCGCGGTCCAGCACATAGAGCCAGGGCGGCGTGTTGGCGGCATCAAACCCGGCCACCACCATCGAGGTCAGCAAGGGCCGCCTGGTCATGTGCCGCTTGCCGTGCATGGTCCGGCTCTGGCGCGCCTCAACCTGTGCATAAGGCACATAGGCCGCAAACCCGGCCTGATAGAGCCGCGCGGCGCTCTTGCGCTCCTGGTTGGCCGCCGTGACGAGAACAAACCAGTTGTACCGCAGCGGATCACCGGGAAACGGCACCTCGCCTAAAGCCCGCTTGCGGGTGCGCTCTGTCCGCCGAAGCGCCGCCAGCCGCGCCATCTCGGTTTCACCCCGCCGCAATGCCGCGCGTTTCTGTTTCGGTGTCAGCCCGGCAAGGGCATGTTTGAGTGATGTCCGGTCCCGGTAGGTGCTCACAGGTGGTGCCTCTTCGATGATCTGGAAAAAATGCCGCTTGCTCAAAACCCGGCCATCTATGGCGGCCCGGTCCCCGTTGGCCGCAATCCGTCCCTTTCCAGAGCCGCAAGAAGCGCCGCCAGCCCTTTGCCCCTGTTGCGCACTTCGGCGTCAACACCCGCCTTCCACGCCGCCTGAGGCATTGAGCGAAGAAAGGTTTCGCCCCTGCCCTTGTGCAGGTCGTTGAACGCCACCCACAGCCGTTCTGTGGCCTTGGTGGTGGCAATATCGCCATGGGTTTTGCCGTTCAAACCGCCGGACATGGGCAGTAGCATGAAGATCTGTTGCGGTGGCGCTCTGCGCCCAACAGTCTCTCCCCTTGGTGCAGGGGTATATATATCTCTCTGAATCTGGGTCGCATTTTGCGACGGTTGGTGCGCCGGTTCGGACTTAACAGTCGCATTTTGCGACGGTGCAACCGGGTCGCGCAGCACTTTTGCAACACTGGCGAACATGTCCCATACGGGCTGATAGGCGTTGGCATGGCGCACACCGGCATAGGAAAAGCGGCGGATCAACCCGGCATTCTCAAGCGCATTGAGCGCGCGGAACACGGTGGCGCGGTTGCACCCGGCCTTGCGTGCCAACGTGGCCGCCGCCACCGCAAAACGCCCGGAAACCGGGTCAAAAGCGCCTTCGCTCATCGCTTGGCCAACGGCGCGGGCGCTGCGGCTCAGGCGCGTATCGCGCGCAAAAACGAAACGCAGCAACATCGGGTCGCGCTTGCCCGCAAGAGCCTGCGGATCAGCCCAGTCGCGCATCCGCCCGTCCGGCTTGCCAACAGTCGCATCCGGCGCAGAGTTTTCCACAACCGTCGCATTTTCGGATTTCGCGACCGTCGCATGTTCCACAACCGTCGCATCTCGAGACAATTCGGCTTCCAGTTCCCGCACAGCCGCTTCAATCGCCGCCGGTTCAGCCCCGGCGGCGCGCAAATGTTTGACGAGGATGGTGATTGGGCCGTCTGTCATTCGGCAGCCCCCGGATATTCGACGCGAAATACCGCACCCAGCTCAAGCAACGCGCCGCAGGCGGCACACTTTTGGAACCGGTTTTCCAGCTCAACAGAAAAGCTGGCGTCTATATCCTCGACAAGCCCAATCGCATCATGCAGCGTATGATCGCACACCGGACACTGCACGCTGTTGATTTCAATCGACAAAATGGCGTTTTGAGTTGCGGGCACATCTGTCACTTGGCAGCCCTCAACGCCGAGTCGAAAACAGCCTTGGATTCTGCTGGGAATGTGCGTTCATACCAGTCGACTAGCCGCCGCCCGGTGCTGGCATCCACGTCACCGCCGTCGATCCGCCCGTAGCCATCGGCATTGTCCAGAACAGCATAGTCAGGGTGTGCCCGCGCCGCCGCAAACTCCACAGCTACACGTGCCACGGCTTCAGGGTCGCACAACTCCGCAAGCCATTTGCGCGCGAGTTTGTGCCCCCGCGCCGCATGATGCCGCAGAATGTCCTCAACGGTCGCAGTCCCGGGAAAACCGTCCGCCAAAGTCTCGAAGATGTAGGCAAGCACCTTGTCGACCTGCATTTCTTCAATGCGGGCCTGTTCCTCGTCATCGATTATGGCAGCAACGGCGCGCTGCAACTCGCCAAAGGTAACGCCGGGATATCGCTGATCCATCTCCCGCCGGAGAATATTCAGATCACCATCATGCCGGATATCCCGAATTGCGCGCTTAATTTCTGCGAGGGTATGCTGGCTCATCCCGCCACCTCCAGCCGTGGGCGCGCCCATCCGCCGATGGCTGCCCGCATATCGGCCAAAGCGGCGGTGAGGCGTGGATCTACATCGGCGGCATCAAGCGCCTCACCCACCTTGGCCGCGCCATGGGTGACGCTGGTGCGGTCCCGCCCGAGAAACAGTCCCGCGTCGGTGGCCGAATCCTGCAATTCCACCGCAAGCAGATACATAACCACCTGCCGGGCCCACGCATGGGTCTCCAGGCCGCGTGTCTGGCGGAAAATCACGCCCGGCCCCACTCTGTAGTGGCGGCACACAATCAAAACGGCCTCGCGCCGCAGCGCTTCGCGCACACTGGGCGTTGGCCCCGGCATCTGCTGCCCGCAACAGGGGCATGTCATCGGCTTGGTCATTCGGCGGCCTCAAACAAATCGGTTTGAGAGACCTCGTGTGCGTCGGCCTCAGCTTGATCAGGCGCAAAGCCTCGCTCTTTTGTCGCACGGTCCTTGCGCGTGCCACCGCCACGCATCAGCCCCATTGCACCAGCCTGTGCATCGATCGATTTCTGGAACGCTTCAAACCCGCCAAACCCGCCGTCTTCTAGAATGCGGGTGAATTTATCGATGACGTTGTGTCCCTCCGGTGTCACCATGTTGAGAATGTTCGGCACCTCTTCCATCACCATGGCTTTGGGATTGAGATCACAAATGAACCGAGCGAACTCAAAAACAAGATTATTGCGCGGATCGGCAACGTTGCGCTTTCCCGCAGTAGAAAACCCCTGACATGGCGGACCACCGGCGATCACGTCCAACTCGCCCCGCTCAAGCCCGCAAACCTCCAGCACATAATCGCTTTCGAATTTACGCACATCGCCGATGAAAATGTGGGAGACGCCCCGCATTGAGCGCGGTTGGCCAGCGATCCATCCGGTACCGGGCAGTACACATTCCAGGTCCAATCCGCGCTGGGTGGCTGTGCTAAAGAGCTGTTCGAGCTTTTTCTCCGTCTTGGCCCGAATGGCGGCATCGGCGAAATGCATCTCAACTTCGCCCCACCTGCACAAATTGACCATGTAGGTAATCACCGCATCAGAATCGTGTTCGAACGCCGCCACTATTTCGAAGCCGGCCTGCATCAATCCCAGAGAAAATCCCCCAGCCCCGCTGAAAAAATCCATACCGCGAGGCCGTATAGCATTCCGTCTGTGCTGTTCAGCGACACGTCCAGGCACGATTAATCCAGATGGTAAGGCCGCAAAATTCATCAGCCCCCCCCATGCTCTTGTTCAAACTCCCGCCGCACATCGCGGCTGGCCTGAATAATCCGCGCCACCGCGTGTTCCTTTTCGCCCAGCAGGCGCGCAATTGTTGCGCTGTCGAAGTGCTTGCTTTCCCAGAGCACCAAAACCGCTTTGGCGATCTCCTTATCCATCGGTCACCCCCAAAAACCGCACCGCCACCATGCCCTCATGCCCGCGCTGCAACCCATCGACGCGGATCAGGCCCGCCGCCGCCAGCGCCTTGAGCCAGAACCGCGCCCGCTGTGGCGAAAGCCGGATCGCCAGGCACAAGGGCTCAAAAGCCGTCACCACGCTGTCCGCCCCCGGCGCGGCCGCCCGCGCCAGGCCCACCAGCAAAGCCCGGCTTTCCGGGTTGACCGCCAACACCCGCTCACCCTGCCCGCGCGGATCCTCGGCTGGCGAAATCTCCAGCTGCAGCGGCGAGGTGACCGAAAGCGCCCAGCGCACCAGCGGCGCATGAACCGGCATCGGCCCATCGGTGAAAGCAGGGTGTTTTTGCGTGGCGCGGGGCATCAAACGTTCCCAACGACCTCAAAAGGCATGCCGGGTGCTGCACCGCCCGATTTGCGTTTCTGCCGCTTGGCCATTTGCGCTTTGTGCTTGGTGACGGTTTCGGAATCCCTTGCCGCCACCGCGTCCTCCGGGATCATGCCCAGGGCATGCATGTAAAGGTCGAGAATGGCTTCCTGCTCGGCCCGTTCGGCAGCGTCTTGCTTGCGGATGCGGATGATCTGCCGCAACACCCTGGTGTCAAAGCCGTTACCCTTGGCCTCGGCATAAATCTCCTTGATGTCATCGGCGATGGCCTTCTTTTCCTCTTCCATCCGCTCGATACGCTCAACAAAGGCGCGCAACTGATCTTTGGCGATCCCTGAATTGGCCATGGGCCTCTCCTTTCGGTGTCTTCAGTTGTTCAGTTCGCCGAACCGGAAAACCGGTTCCCACTTTTCCTGGCGAACCTCACGTGAACAAATCCCCGGTCAGATCGTCATCGCCTTCCAGCCCCCGGTCCTCGGCCAGCCAGCGCGGCATGGTGATGTCGGCGCATTCGCCTTGCGGCACTGTTGCCGTCACGTTCACCGCGATCTCGGAGATCGGCAGGTAAACCGTGCGCTCCGGCTGCGCATCGGGAATGAACGTGTGCGATTTGCCACGGGTGGCGGTGATGGTGCCGCGCACTGTCACCGGCTCCATCGATTTCGCGCGGGCCGCGTCGCGATACGCCATCAGAAATCCGCCTTCGCGCGCGCCCGGCCGCGATCCTGGTCATAACAGGCCTGGCAATAGCGCTTGCCCTTGAGGCGCGGGGCGGCGCAGAAGAGCTGCACACCCTCGACAGTGAACGGCCATTTGCACATGCCGTTTTCGGTCTCCAGAAGCGGCACCAGCCCTTCGGCGCTGTCGCGGGTGAAGGCCGGGCCATCGGCCACAGAACTGTCCGGCGTCTGTTCCCCGGCCGCCTGGCCGAAACTGGGGTTGAACGCCTGCAGGGATTTGGTGCGGGCGGTCTTGGCCTTGCGCGCAGTCACGCTATCCAGCCCAGCCCGGCCGCGCCGCCCTTCGGGGCTTTCAATATGCGCCAGCCGGCCATTGGCGGCCGCCGTATTCAGTTTCCGCTCTGCCGGGGAAATATCGAAGAAGGCCTTATTCACCCAAACCCCCGAACTTCTCGTCCGCTTCAAGCTGCTGGATCTCGGCAAACACTGCTTGCCGTTCTCTTTGCAACCGCTGCAGGTCCCCGGAAATCTGCTTGCCTTCAGCAGCAACGTCCGCAATTTCCTCCCTATGCCGCCGCAACATTTGGGTTTCAGCAAAGCAATGCTGTTCAAACAGTTTCATTGTATCCGCATGCGCCGAATCCAACCGCCGCAACCGCGGGCGCAGCGCATCCAGCTTGGCGCGGGTAGCGCTGCCCACCTGCTCGATCGGCCGCAGCGGCTT